TTTCATAGAGCCATTGTATCCGTTTCTTCTTGCTTCATCTTTAGTAACTCCCCATGTAGTTTCTCCGCCTTTGTCGTTTTTATCATTACTGTATCCACCTTCGACAAATAGCATGTAACTAAAAATTTTATCGAATCTTGTACTCATTTCTTTCACTTCCTTTCTTAATTCTTAAAAAAATCATTTACATCGAGTGACATTAGCTGTTCAATGCTGTATCTTTCAAGACCAGTTACTGCTGTTTGTTCTGCCATATCAGCAATTTCTATAATGTCCTGTATTTTTTCAGCTAAAACTTTTAATTCTGCTTTATTTAACTCAATAAATTCAACAAGTCCTTTTTCATTCTGTGCTTTTACTTTTTCTATTTTGTCCTGTTCCAGTACCCACATAAGCGATATTTTAAGTGATAGTCTGTTTCTGTTTTTCTCATTGTTCTCAAATATATACTTTTTACCAGCTTTTTCTATCTCTATTGTCTGATTTAAGTAATTAGACTTTGCCTCCGCCAAGTCCTGCAACAATCTGTCTTTAAGTTCTTTTTTTCTTTCATTCATCAAAGTGTTATCCACTTTCCATTTTTTGTTTTCTCTATCCCATATACTCCAGTCATTCGGTTTTGCAATCCTTTTAACTGATTTAGACTTTTCATCTAAATACTCTCCGTCCACTAAAAAGAGTTTTCCAGCAACAATCTGTTCGTATTCATTCATTTCCCTTAATTCGCCTGTTTCTGTGTCAATAACAGGATTTACAAGGTATGATGTTGAAAAAACCATTGTTTCTGGATTCCAGTCTGGGAAAAACAAGTTAGGATTTTCTTTAAATTTTTCAACTCCTAAGGTCATTGGTTGAGCTATTAGCTCTAATGTGTTTTTATCGTAAATGTAAATTATCATGATTTACCTCCTATATTTTTTATTTTATTTTCACATGATTGTTAAAAATACTAATCTATAAAATACGTTGCTGACCCTTTTAACACATTAAATCTTCCAAGATGCGCTCCCCATATTGTGATGTTAGTTGGATTTATCTGCATTCTAGTCGCCCCGTTAAATCCTGGAGTGAGTGAAGAAGAAGCAAGTGCAGCTTCAAATCCATAACTTTGATAAGTTGGACGAAATTTCACAGGAATTTCCAACAGTTGCTGATTTTCATGAAATGTGATGTTATTTCCGTCATTTTGCAATCTAACCATTACAGTCACAGTTTTCCCTTTTCTTGTAAAAATTACATCGCCATTTGCCACTTGAATTCTTTGACTCTCACTTTCATACAAATTTTCTAATCTATCCGAAAGTGGCTTATTGCTTATTGCCCTAAATTTAGAGCCGTCATTGTATGTTAAATTATTGTTAGCAATGCACTCATAATAATATTTCAAAGCCTTGTCATAGTAAAATTTCCCTGTGACTTTCGACCCTGTATCCTGGATATTTCCGCCGTACTCTAATCCTATTATTTCTGCCAGTCTTTTTCCCTCTAAAACTGTGTCTGTTTCTGTTCCAAATTCCGTAATATTGATTATTACAAACTGATTTCCGTTGTATGCCATTTCATATGACTTATTAGGTTTAAAGTCTCCAGCCTCTATCTGCTTTAAAGTTCCGTTATATTCTTTTAGCAACGTGTAATCAACATTATTTAGCCTTAATTTTGTTGTTGTATTTGTGTTTTTAGCATCAACATTAATCCTTAATTTCAAATCATTGTTCATTCCAAATTCTGTCAAACCATCTAAGTTACAAACATAGTAATCTATATTCAAATTTGTTGTTTTATTTGCCTGTAATGTATGCACATTTCCAAGCTGCAATCCATTGTATATTTCCTCAGTTTCAGGAGTTCCGTTTTCTCTTATAGTTCCAAAAGCCGGAATTATATTTTTAATCTTAGCATCTCCTCTATTTGTATCTTCCACTTTATAGTGAGTTGGAAATTCAACTTGTTGTGCCTTAAATTTCGTTAATTTAGCCATGTTACCTCCTTATTTTAAATTAATCATATTATCTTTTCCTAAATCAAATTGACCTAGATTATTTCTTCCAAATCTTCCAAATGTGGAATAAGAGAAATTACAAACAGGATTTCTCTTAACTTCATTTTTAATTACATTCTGTCCTAATGATTTACTTCCAAATCTCATTCCAACTATGTAGTTATCCAAACATTTTGAAGTATTTACTTTAACTCCGCCGCCAACAATACTATTTAAGTCAAGTTCGTCAATCAAAGAATAATCATAATCTCTGTCACTTACAAATTTGACATCATAAAGTGCATATTCGTTATTAGTATTTAATTCGATAACTGGAGTTATTCCTGTAAACATTTCGCCAATATTACTTATTGTTTCCAAATTTGGAATTAACTTATATTTTCTCATTGCCAGTTTGATTCTGTTTCTGTATCTGTCATCTGTTTGTCCGTTTCTGCTGACATTAAATTTAATACCTAAGTCGTCCAAAAACTCTCCTGATGCATAATCTATTAAATGCTGTTTTTCCAATAAATTATAAATGTTATCAATTTCATCAAATAATTTTGTTACAGCTTTATAAAATGCCTGCACATTTTCGTTTTTTTTAAGCCACCAAGGGCATTTAGACAGTAAATAATCATAATTATTCTGCATATTCAGCCACCTCATTAAAGCCTAATTTCAATACTTTTTGATAATTATTTCCTGTTGTCTCTTTTAACTTAAAAGCAACATCTATATTTAAAAGCTTTTCTGCAGAGTATACTGTTCTTATAAATTCACTTTCACATTTATAACTTGTAATATATTCTCCTACTTTCACAGATTTAATATATTCCTTAACAATATCTCTTAAATTTTCTTCAAGAATATTTACTCCATCGGCTTTTTGAAAGTCAATTTTTACCTGTACTTCTCTTTTTTTCGGTCTATAAAATCTTACTTCTCTGTCTATTCCTTGATTATCCTTGACAGTTACAATAGTATCTCCATTCATTTGAATAGCCTGATCCTTTTTTTTCCATATTGCTTTTGCTATATCCTCATTTCTTCCACCGTCTACTATTAAAACAATTGATTTCGGTTCTAAGCCTTTACTATCAACTGTCATTGTCTTATTTTCGTCAGCATAGACAGATTTAACACCTTCCTGCTTTAAAATTTCTGCTCTTATTCCGTCCAAGTTCCATTCGCTTTCATTTCTACTTAAAAACCATCTTTCTATATAAGCATTGTCGGTCTCCTGTTCCTGTCCTCCAGCTGCAACTTCATTTTGTTTAAAATCATAGACACCATTAACTACTTTAACAAGCTTTATAATACTTCCTATTTCCTTGTTTCCTTGTTCTCCAGCAATATCACATTCAAATTTAAAAGTTGTCTTATTATTCAGTGTTCCATTTTCCGAAAGTGTATATCTTGTTCCGTCATTTGCTTCAACGATCACATCTCCTATTTCAAGAGAAATATTAAGTCCGCCAATTAATTCAATATTTACAGTTGCCTTGCTTTCCTGTTTCCTTTTAAAGAAAAACGGACTATTTGAAAGATGTTCATCTATTTCTATTCCCTCGCAGTTAAGCAAGTTCATTTTGTCTGCCTGTATCTGCTGACGTTCCATTTTGACCCTCATAAGTCTTGCTACTGGAAACATGAGCATAAACCATGCACTCCGCTTATCATTAGAATAGTCATCTTTCAGTAATGATTTAAGTTCATTATTCAGTACATTCATATTGTCCTGTACTGTATTAACAGTTATTCTTGCCAACCAATTCCCACTCCTTTCATTATATATTTTTTGCCATCTTTGAATTGCAAACCAATATTAATGCTTAATTTTCTTTTTACAAAATCATATCCAATTATGTAACATTTTGATAAATAATCCTTAAAATTCTGAAATATTTTGTTTCTTACATGTTCCATTGTTTCATCAATATTTCCATGTGTTCCAAAAAGTTTTTCAAAATTTAGTCCATACTTCACGTCATACTCAAGCTCACCCTCACGGATATGTAACATAAGCACAATTTGCTGTATTATTTCAAAGTGCTTTTCTTCTGTTTTAAAAAAATCAACATCGCCTTTATATATATATATTTCTCCATTACTATTATTCAATTTCAAATCCATAAATTACTCCTTTAAGGATGTATATAATCAACACTTCCTTTACTTATTCCACTTTCTACGTCTAAGCTTTTAGCTTTTATTTTACCGCTTTCAATACTTCCGACTTGAAGTTTTCCTGTAATTTTAACATCTCCATTGACTGTAAAATTTCCATTCAGAACAACATCGCCATCTATTTCTATACTCCCAGGAAAATTTTCAGTATTAATGTCTGTCGAAATTAATAACGGAAGTGCTATCGCATTGCTTAGATTATGCCTTTTATTAGTGTTCATTACTGCTGTTTCTTTTGAAATATATCCGCTTATATCCCTGGAACAGATTAAAACTGGAACAACATCTCCAGCTTTAAATTTAATTTTTATTTTAAGCTGCCTATTCCCAAATTGGCACATCGGAACGTGCAGAATAGGCGGGAGCATTACGCTTTTATATTCTGCCTGTGGCTCTACATCGACAAAACCGCTCTCAACTTTAACAATTTTAGCAATAATACAAGTGTCAATTTTTCCTATCATTGCCCGCATTATTTCTTCCATTATTTTTTATTTCCTTTCGTTGCTTTTTTACTTTTTTTAGAATTTTGTTTTTTATTTTTGCTTTTACCTTTTTCATGGCTTTCATTTTTGCCTGCCATTGCATTTTTTTCGTTATTAACTACTAAAAGCTTAAGCGTCATAACGAAATCGCTTATATCCGAAATTTCGACTATTCTCGCCTCTGTGCTAATATCATTTGATACTAATTCAATTAGATCACCTTTTTTTAAGGAATAAATAAGCAGACATTTAATTTCATAGTCATATTTAAGTTCTTCTTTTTTTTCTTTTGCTTTGTTTTCTTCCCCTTTGCTCTTTTCTGATGTTTTTTTGCTTTTCTTACTTATTTTTTCCTCTTTTTTAGGCTTATAACTTATTTCTTCAATATTTTGTGGCTTTGGTTCTTCTAACAATCCACTTTGATAACTTATTTTTATTTTATTTTTATCAGACATTTCATTGTGATAAATGTAGATAAAATCATTTTTAACCGTCATTTTACTGTCACAATCTCTAACTATCTGTGAAATTTCATAAAGTCCACTACCCAAAATACTTTCGCCAATTGAATAGACAACATCGTTTTTAAGTTCCATTTGTTTAACAGCAAAACCTATATTTTTAGCCAAATCTTCTATGATATAACTTGCTGTTGTTCCAGGCTTATAAGCGACACTTACAAGTTTTTTAAAGTTGGCTGGCACTTCTCTGCACTTAAGTTTTAAATTACCTTTTTCAACTTCCTTTCTACTTATTATTCCGCTTGCTATATCTCCAATATCTGCTCCATATCCAGCAACAAGTTTAACAGAATCTTTTAATTTTATTTTTGCTATTGTTGTCGCCGTTAATCCTTTAATTTCTAAATCAAATTCATTCGGCTCATCATTTACACTTTTATAGCTCCACTTTATTTCAACCCCGTTTATTATATTTATATCGTTAATATTGTAATCTTTGGGATATATAAAATTAAGTGTTGTTTCTGCTGTTTCAATTTTAACTTCTGTTCTTTCCAGGAATAATTTATTGTTCATCTATTTTCCCTCATTTTCTATATCAAAATATTCTAAAAATACAGTGCTACAAAAACTTTCAAGTGTTATAGTTTCTGCTTTATTAGATTTACTCAACGGAACGATATAACAATTCAAGAAATCACTATTTACATTATCATTATCATCTTTTAACAAAAACCAGCCAATTGGTCTGCCGTATATCAGTTTTTCATTTTCTAAAATTATTTCTCCATCTTCATTCATAACATCAACATATATTCTGTTGTTATGCTTAAAATGTTTTATACGCAACAAATAAATTTCCTCTTTGCTTTTAAGTGAAAAAATATAAGGTATTTTACTCTTATCTATTTCTAATCTCATTTAATACCCCCAAGTCGAAATTCTTTAATCTGTCCGCTTTATTCAAGTAATCTTTGCCTTTTTCTAAAAATCCTTTATACTGTGCAATTCCACTTTCTTTCGTCCCAGCAATCCCTGTTTTCTGTTCTTTGCTTAAAATAGTTTTTTCGGATTCAAGTATTTGACCCTGTCGCATGGAATAAGCAAATTCCAGGACTTCAAAATCAATACTAAATTCAATTGATAGACCATCGTGTTTTGCTCTTGATATTTTTGTTATGATCATGTCTTCTATTGTTTCGTTTGTTGATATTGTGCATAATCTTTTGTTCTGCCACAGTTCCACAAGTTCGTTATAAATGAGTTCAGGATTATTCGTCTTATAATTTGTCAATATTACTTTTAAGCCATATTTTCTGTTTTCATTCATAACGTTGCTACTTATTAGTGTACTTTCTCTGTCTTCAAGTGCATGTGTTTTGACACTACTACTTCTGTCATCTCCTGTAACTTCTACCCATTCCAATTCAATATCATTTATTTTGCAACGTTCTTCGCCACTTTCAAACAAACTAAAGCCGTATCGACTACTAAAAAAGGCGTTAACTTCATCCTGATAAGCAAGTGTAATGCCGTATAAGTTAGTACTAAAACTTGATACAGCACTTCCTAATCTTTTTAATCCGTCTAACATTGTTTACGCCTCCCCCATATTTATAAATTTCTCCTCAAAAAATCTTTCAATGGTTTTCAGTATTTTATTTTCATCTACTTTTCCACCGTTATTCTCAACTACAATGCTAGGAGCAAAAACATATTTATTATTATTTGTTTTCTTATTTGTTGTGTTACTTGTTTTTGTTGTGTTTGTAGTTTTTGAGTTATTATTTTCTCCGCTAAATTGTCTAAATGCTCTCTCTGTTGCCTCTGCTGTAGATATTTCTGTCCCCTGTGGCAGATTTAACAACATCTCACTTTGTGCGAGGAATGGCTTTCCACCAGGAACTTTTATCATTTCAGCTCCCTTTTCAGCTACTGTTGTAAGTCCTCCTCGCCATGATTTAGCCCCTATATAGCTTTTTGGAACTTTGCCTCCGCCACCAAGAGCATTTGCAACACCTTTGACCCAGTTACCTGGATTTAATGCTCCTGCTATTTTCCCACCTATTTCTCTGGCTTTACCTACAAGTCCGTCAAAAAATCCTTTCATCGAATCAATAGCACTTTTAACAGCATTTTTTGCTCCCTCAAACGCACTTGCAAAAAAAGTTTGAACACTTTGAACGGCAATTTGTACAGCTCCGCCTATTGTCATAACAATACCTTTTATTACTCCTATAGCTCCACTTACAATTCCAACAATAAAACTCCATACGGCTGTTATAACCGTCTGTATAGTATTCATAACGAAATTTACAACTGTACCCCAGTTATTAATTAATGTTATTACAAGCATAATACCAGCTATTACCCAAGTTACAGGGCTTGTCAGAGCCATCAATGCAACTCCAATTCCAACGATAACAGCCACAATTTTAGTAATAGCCACTATTATAGGCATTAGCCACGGCATAGCTTTTGCAAGCTGATTTATTATAAAGCCTATTACTGCTCCAATTGGTGTCAGAACAGGAGCTATAAAATTAAGCAAGCTTGTTATTCCGTTTATGACTGATGTTATTGCATTCTGAACGGCACTCAAATCAATATTTCCAAACATTGCTTTAAAAGACTGCTGTACGCTGTCGATATATGACTTAATTCCGTCTATATTTATTCCCGAAAGGATCTGACTAAAAAAGTTTTTTATTTTTCCACCACTAGCAATTAAGCCGTCTGCGGCTTGTCCTAATACTTCAAATACTTTTTTAGCAATCCCCTCAACAAGCGGAATGGATGCAACAAGATAAGGGGCAAATTTTCCTTTAATATTTATCGCCGCTTCTCCTATTCTTTCTTTCATGTCTCCCCAGGCATTTTGTGCATTCTGTATTTTTCCAAGCGGAGTTTTGGCAAGTTCTTCGTTAACATTACCAACATTCTTTGATAATATTTCCTGTAATTTAGCTGCTCTTTGCGTCTGATTAAGTGTTTTAAATTGTTGCATTTCTGCTTCTGTCAAGGCTATCCCAACTTTACGGAGCGGAGCTAGCATTCCAGTAGACATTGCTTTTCCAATCATGTTTGATACACCGAAAAAGTCCTCGGCTGTTCCGTTAAGACCTTTTTGGTTAGCTACAATGTCGGCAATTTTTGGCATAAGCATATTAATTTCTTTGTTAGTCAGTTGGAACGTTGACAACTGTGCCTGTGCTCCTACAATCATTTCATCGCCGAACACTCCAATTCCTTGAATTCTACTTGCCTCCGCCTGAAACTCATTAAATACTTTATCCATTGTTCCCTTATCGTTCTTATAAGCCTGAACTATTTGTATGTTTGATTTTAACTTAGTTGCATTTGTCATATCCGCTTTATAATCTTCGATTGAACTATTAACAAAGCCAATTGCCGCACTTATACTGAAAATTGCAGCTGCAGCTCCAGCCAGTTTTGCTATGTTACTTTTTAAAAAACCAAATTTTTCTCCTACTTTTTTAGCACTATCTCCAAGTTTTTTTATTCCATTCCTTAAACTGTTAACAGTTCTAACTGGAAAGCTGTTACTGACTACTGTTCTTATTTTATTAAAACCACTTGTTACTTTAGAAACACTGCCTTTCACTTTGATTAAAGCATTATTTAATTTCCCAACTGGTCCCGCTTTTATTTTAGTAGTCATTTGATTTAGTTTTTGTCCTGCTTTAACTGCTCCTTGTGCCACTTGTTGCAATTTGGAATTAACTTTTTTAATTGCGTTATCCACAACTTTAATTCCAATCGTTATCTCCAGTTTATTCCCTTTTGCCATTGTCTCCCTCCTTTTCTCCGAAGTCTTTTAACGCCTGTAACCATTGGAAAAATGTTACATTATCCATTTCCAAAACGATTTTTGGATTTTTTATTTCATTTTTCACTATAAATTCCCATTTTTTATTAATGATAGGGTCTTCATAAAGTAATTCAGCTACTCTAGTATCATCTTCAATCTTCTCTTCGTATTCTCTTGTTGCTTTCCCATGATTTCAACAACCAGACTTATTATCTCGCCCAAAGCCTCCAAGTCATAATCAAAAAAATCAACTTTACGGGCTTCAAACGGCTTATTAATGACCTTAGGAAAAATTACCCTTGCAAAAGCATAAACATCATTATCTGCAACATATTTAACTAACGCTTGATTATATAGCTGTTGATTTTTCATTCTAGTTATTTCAAAAATCACTTCTTTCGTGTTTCCCTCTTCGTCTATATAAATATCTTGTGGAGGGGTAATGTATACCCCTTGCCCATTCATTTTCACAACGTTTTCAGTTTCTTTATTTCCCATTTTGCTTTCCATATTCTCCATTTTTTATTCCCTCCTAAACATTTTCAGTATATTTTGCACACTGCACAGTAAATTCGACCTCTATGTCTTTAGTGTTATTCTTACGTTCTGCACCTTTTTGTATTGATACTCCTTGCCCAATTCCTGAAATTTTATTATCACCTGAATCATCTATATAAGTAAGCGTTCCAAGGTTCCCACCATTATTTCTTTCACATTTAGTTAGGAAAATATCGTCATCACTTCCCTTTGTTGTGACAATCTTTATTTCTCTTTTTGTAACCCTTGTCTTTATAGTGCTTACATTCCCTTTAATATCAGGGTCTGTCATTGTGTGACTGTCTTCTGTAGCTGACACTGTTATTTCTCTTGCCTCTTTAATTAAGTGTGTCCCTACACCATTTAATGTTATCGTAAGGTCAACCTTACTCAAATCTTTTGATTTATCTAAAAAACCCATTTTTTACCTCCTATTTCTGTAACGGCTCATCATGCCATACAAGCTCAACGTCTATTTCTTCAACCTCTGTTGTAATTGTAAAATCAATTTTTACATTTCTTAAATTTCTTTTGATATAGTCATCAACAGTCAATCCTGTTTGTGGCGAAGTATCCTCTATACTAGGAACAGTAACTTTAAATAAATAGTCTTTGTTATTGTCCTTTGCAACTGCTCCCTGTTTTCCCATTTCGACCATTACTCTAATTAGGACATCTTCGACAGTTGGTATACCCTCACCATCCATTGTTGTGTTTTTTTGCATTATAAGCAGTCTTGTTAAATTAACATCAATGGTATGCACGATAGCGTCAATTTTAATTGTTTGGTCTGCATGTGTAATTCCGTCAGCACACCATGAGCCACTTGTTACAGCATTAAATCCTACTGTTGATTGAGTATAGTTTATAAAGTTTTCCTCAAGTTTTGACTGCTTAGTGCTATCGTTGCAGCTAGGCTCTACCCCCAGTATTCTTCTGTCAGACCAGCGTCCATTAATCCCTTGAACAAATGTCCATGCTGGCAGTCCGAATATATCAAGATTATCTTTTCCCTCTGTTCCGAACAGATAATATATTCTTTTACTTTCTTTTAGATTCGCTGGTGTTTTGTCGCCGTCTGTATTTATAACAACGGCAAATTTCCCTAATCTTGTCAGATATTTAGATAATGCAGCGATAAATGTTTTGTCATAAAATGTGACAACTATGCCGTAAAACTCCCCCTCAGGCAATCCATTTAAAAATGCTTCATTTGGAGTTGTTTTCCCTGTACAATACCATTCTGTAGGCTGTAACCTATTCCCGTCAAAATCTTCCTGGGATAAAAAAGTATTAATCCCTTTATACATAAGGGAAGTGTTGCCATAATCCGTTTCAACCTCTTTCAAGGTTGTATATTTTTTATAATCTTTGTCGGCATCTTTTGTAATAAATAATATTTTACTAAAATCGCCCAATAATAGTGGTTTTTTTGGTCTTGTAACCACTACCCTAATTTTTCTTCTAGCCATTCTTTACCTCCGTTTTAACATCTATATCTTTAATTAATTGTCTTGTTCTTATGCTTAATTCTCTCCAGTTCATCTGCAAATCAAAGCCAAACCTGTAAACGTATTGGCTCCCCTCTAAAAATGTTCTGTCGGTTATTTCTATATTGTCACTTGTTAAACCAAAGCCATTTCGTACAAAATCGTGCCTATTTTTAAAGAGAATTATGTCAGCCATAGTTTGAGCCATCTCCTCTGCTTTCTTTTGCGTAGTGGCATAGAAATCAAGCTGAAAGTACGCCTCTACCAATCTAGCCGTCTGTTCTTTTATATAATCATCTGTTTTTTCTATTATCCTTGAGCCACTGTAAGCATTTTTGGTTAAGCTTATAGTGTGCATTACAGCACATTCGGTCGGTCTTTTTGCTACAAAATCATCTCTTATTACCTGGAAATCAACGAATTTTGCCATCAGTAGCCTTAACTTTTCATTTTTATTCATCTTTCAGCCTTTCTATGTAATAAATCCTTAGTTCATCATGTTTCATATATTCACGCCCTGTTTTTACAATGTAGCTTTTACCGTCAAATTCTACTGTTGATTTTAATTCAATGTCCCTGTAACAATATATTTTCTTAATATCCAAAGTAATATTTATTCCCTGTTCCGTTAAGAAGTTAACATCGTGCCGTCCCAGGTTAAAAACCGCTCCATTAAATTCTTCTGCAACTATTTTTTCGACCAGTTCGCTATTTTCCCAAATACTATCTTTTTTTATGATCCTACAAGGATAAAAAAAACGTCTAGGGATAAATGTCTTGTGTACCATTTTACACCCCCACAATTTCATAACTTATTGAATTATATAGAGAGTGAGTGTCCATTAGCGGCTTACTGCTGTTTTTTTTCTTTATTGTATAAGAATGATTAGGCTTAAATCCGTATGTTCTGATTTTGTTCTTTATTCTTTTAACAACAAAATTTCCAATATTTTCGTAGTATTGCAACCCTGTAATTTCTCCGTTAACGACTTTATTAATTTCCTCACTCATAAAATCCATTATTTCCTTTTGTGCCTTAGAAGTGGCAACAGACAATCTGAAAAAAGGTCTAGGAGGGATATGCCTATTTCCTTTTTTGCTTATAGTTCCGTATTCATTATAAATAGCATATTCCTGTATTAGAGCAATTTCATTTTTCATTTCTCCAGCTCCATTCTTGCCTAGAACTCCAACTTTGACAGCATGACTTTTAATATAATCCAATTCTTTTTGCAGCTCTTTAATACCGTCCAATTGCATATTTAAACTAACTGACATATATTAACCTCGCTATACTGTTTAATTTTTCTTTTTTACTTGATACTAAATCTCTCATTGTGTAAGAAATGTCATCAATTTTATAGCTTGTATAACGGCTTTCTTCGCTCATGTTTGTTATAATGTCATCTAGCAATCCTATAATTTCAAGCTTAAGCCAGCTAGGTAGTTGCCTATAACCTTTCACATAAGTAATTGTTATTTCTTCATCATAGTTACAGCAAGGACATTCTTTCCATTTAGGAAATTCAATATAATTCTTGCCCTCTCTGAAATGTTTCTGTTTATCAATCCCTTTAACTTCAACAACTGGTCTACAGTTTAAATAAATTCTCTTATTACATCTGTATACTTCTGTTATTTCCTCCTCGCCAAGCTTATACCCCAGGATATTTTCTATCTGTTCTATTGTTGCCTGCAATAAAGCTTCAACCCTGGCGACTTCATTGTCTGCCAGGGATTTTCCAGTGAGTAGCTTATAATCTTCAATTGTGATTAACATTTAAATCACTCCTATTTTACTTTTAATGGTTTGAAAGCGTTTGGTCTTAATACTTTTCCTCCAATTCTTATTCTTGTATAAATTTCTGTAATTCCTTCGTTTACTTTTCTGTTTGTTTCCTGTTCAAAATCATTTTTTATGTAGTATCCATAACCTTTTGAAAAATCACAAAATATTGCAGGATATTTTCCTGTTGCTATATCATCTAAAAACTCATCAACAACAACTTCATAACCATTAAATACCATTGTTGCACCATTATGGATTGTACTCCACAATTGTCTATCTGTTGTATCTTTCCACAATTTCATTTCTTCATACATTTTTGTAGAAACATAATATTTTGCATTTTTTCTATATTGCTTTTTCATTCCTGTTTCAAGTTTCACCATATCTTCCCAAGTAACTTTTCCAGCTGCAGCAGATGTTATTGCATTGGCTTTTACATTAGTATTTGTCATAAAACCTTCAATAAACTGATCTGCTGTTTCATTATATGTTCCGTTTATTGTCAAATCACTTAATGTTATCCCGAAATCTTCTGCAACCGCTTCTTTAATTTCACTAACCAAATCAGCAAACGCGTCTTCTTTAGCTTCATCTGTCAGTGGATATGGAACTTGTCTTTTTCCAGCTTTTATATCAATATATGTGTAACTTATTTCTCCACTTTGAGTATTTCCAACACCTTCTTTTACAGCTTGGTTTTTAGGAGTTATTTCATTTCTAATCGGTACTCTTCTGTAGGATTCCTTACCTGTATAAATTCTTGCATTAAACAAAAATGGAGAATTTTCTTTTATTTCTTTTAAAATTTCTCTTTCTAAGGCACTTGGAATTAATACGGCAACTTGTGTACTAGATATTGCTTTTGCAACCCTTAAATTTCCAGCTTCTCCAGTTCTTAGAAATTTTTGCAACGCTTCAGTTTCTTTTTTCTCTTCTGTTTCAGGGTTAGATATACCTTTTTTCATAACTTCATCTAATGCTTTGCCCATATTTTCAAGCTCTTCATTAGCCTTGTTGATTTTACCTTCCAGCTCCTCATTCTTTTTCAACGCTGCTGCTAAATCTTCATTAGCTTTTTTAATATCCTCTGTGTTTTGTTTCATTCCTTTTTCAAAATCTTCAATATTTTTTGGCATATTATCATCTCCTTTATTTTTATTTATATTATTATCGCCTTTTACTGTTTCCACCGTTGCTCCAGGTACTGCACCTTTAAGCACTACACTGCCCTCTATTACTTCTATTGCCTTTATTATCCTTACATCAACCTCTCCCTTATCTGTTTCCATTTTCCCATATTCACGTTCTTTGATATAACCGCCTACAGACATGTTGTAGTTTGCTCCCTGCAACATCATTGAGTACACCTTTTGAGCGTCTGCATTTAACGGATTACCATTTTCATCAATTCCTAAATCTAACTGGGCTCTGAATTTTAAGTTTCCGTTTTCATCCTGGAATACTTTTAATGTTCCCAATTCTTTTTCCCAGTTGTGCATATGAAGTAAGAAATATGTTTTGTTTTTATCTACTTTATCTAAAGCTGATATATCAAATACATCTCCGTAGCTATCAATAACACTGTGTGTTATCAGCTGACCCTCTATCACGCCTTTTTCTTCACCGTCTTTTTTTAGAATTATGTCAATGCTTTTTTGAAATTTATCATCCATTATTACCTCCTTATACTAATTCACAATGACAGTTAATTATTTCGCCAACATCTGCCTCTGGATCATGCGGATGTTTTAGTCCACAACTAAAAACTTCATCTGCTTTTATTGTTTCTCCGTCGCATGCCAAATGACTTTCCCTATCAGTTTTCCCACCGCCAACGTGCCACCAGGTTTTGTCAAATCCTGCAGCCTCTAGTCCGTTGTGATACGTTACTGTGCTTGTCTGTGCTGTTTCTGTCCTTGCTATCCTTAAAGCTCTGTCCTTAGACATATTTTTGACAGATTTCTCAATATCTTTAGCTATTGCTTTGATATTTTTACCCTCTGCCTGTCCTTTAGTTATTATTTTGTTGATTACTTTTTTAGTTTTATCACTTATGTTAGTCACTTTTTCGGCGACTACTTGCTTACTGTATTGTTCCAGTGTTTTATTTCTGACAACAGGGATAAGCTTTTTATTTACTCCTCTTGCCGTTTGCAAGAATTTAGCTGTTTCTGTCACGCTTTCCTTAATACCGACTTTAAATACAGCAATAAGCTCTTTTTTAAATGTTTCATATGTCAGTAAACTTATAAATTCTTTCGTTTCATCGACACCTCTTCCAAGTTTTAAGAAAACTTTCTTAATCCTGCTGTACTGTTTTGATGTGAGCTTATTTCTCATTTTTAACTGTTTCTTTGCTATCTGTTTTGCCGTTTTCTTATTCAGTGTCTTCAATATTATCACCCTCTTCTAAAGGCTTAACTGGTTCTAATGCCTCACTTAACGGTGTCACTATTCCGCTTATAAGTATCTCATCGCCACCCTCTACGGCAGGATATTCTAATTCTGCCCGTTTTTCGTTTATAGTTAAGTAACTTAATCCATTAAGTAAGTTCATTATTTCAGTTTTATTTTTTTTCAAGACTTCGACTTTGCTACTGTCAATGTCTATGTACTCGCCTTTTTCCAGCTTATCGCTTAATATTGTTGTGAGATGTTTGGCTATCTGTGTAGCTAATGGCAGTATATTTTCAGTATAAAGGTCTTGCTTAGCCTCTTTATAATTACTAAATTTGCTGTTTGTTCTGTCGCCTATAAGGATTGACGGAACATTCATAACGGATGCCGTTATATTTCTGATTTCATCCATTGCCTGTAAGAAATCAAATTCTTTAGGGCTAAAATCCCCATTCCTTATTTCAACATTTTCTCCGTCTAATATTAAAGGTTCTCCAACAGCTTTTGCTCCCGAATTCTCCATAATGTACTCTTTAAGCTCTTTTTTCTTTTGCGGATTAAGAAAATCTTTAAAGAGTGCAACCAGTTCCCGTTTTCCCCCATTTTTCAAAACATTGTTATTCCATTTAGTGATATAACAATAATAATCGTGTAGCATTGACAACGCCTGTATTTTACTTATTCCTCTGCCTACTCCTGCAATGCTGTCATATATATTTACGCCCTTTATATAATGGAACTGTTTCAGTTCCTCGCCTTTGTATTCCCGCATATTTACCCATATACTTTTAATTCCGTTAAGTACGTTGCTTGAATCGTATTCAACTGTATAAGTTCCTCTTTTAAAGAGTATCAATTCTGACTTTGTAAATAAGTCAATACGCATTACCAGCAATTCGCCGAACAAAATATAATAAAGGGCAAAATAACTGATAAACTGGTCTATATTTAATAATGGATTAGGCTTTTCTAATGTTCTGCTCACATAACTGTCTTTAATTTCCTTTACGTTATCGTTATAGCCTTTTTTATATACTCCCCATTCCAAGTTTTGCAGTGCCTCATTTATTCTCGTTATTGCTGCACTTGTAAAGGGATTTTTATACAGTTCTTTTAAAAATCGTTCGTTATTTTCTTCATATGCCCAATCAAAAGACTGGATATATTCTGCTAATGTGAGGGGCGGTTGCCTTTTATTTTTCCTTAAAAATTTAAACATTTATTCCTCCTCTCTTTTGTAATGATGTTTATCAAATATATACGGTGTGTATTTATTAAGCCCATACTTTATTGCGTCAAAGGTATGAGCGTCAATGTTGAACGGTTTATTTGTTTTTGGATTTTTTGCAATAATGCCATCTTTATTCAAATGCCACTTCATCATTGTTAATTCCCTGTAAGTGTTAGGGCATTTAACAGGATCTATAAAAATATTATCGAAGTTCTGCAACTTCTTTACTCCAGCCTTGCTTATATCAGGTGTCTTTTTAGCCCCTAATATGCTTAGATTATTCATTTTGTAAAACCTTATTGTTTTTGGCTCCGCACTATCGGCATACACCACTTCGCCCTCGGCTATTAATTGCTTTATAATATCCATTTCAAGCATTTCTGTATCTGTTATTTCTTTGCCGTAAAATTCATCGTATATATAAAGATTGTTGTTTTCTTCATCTATTGCAAGCCTCACTATTGCGTTGTAAGACTTGGCAAAACCAAAGTCAAATCCAGTGTAAAGATTATATAAGTTCTTAACCGCTAACATTATTTGCTCCTGGTTAAGCTGGACAATATTATTAAGTATTTTTTCTCCGCTACTGCCAAAATGCCCCAGTTTCTTTATAGCTCTTTGAAAGTCATCCTTTTCATTCTCAAGCTCTGCTATAAAGTTTTTATCCAGAAACTTATTATCTTTATAATTGCTGTGGTGCAGGTAAATATTTTCAATGTTCACATCTCCACTTTCCAGTTTGGTAATGTCTTCTATTTTTATGATCCGTTTATTGTATAAGTCGTTAATATCCATCTCAACCTTTGACAATGTTTCTGTAAGCCATTTATAAGTCCATGTATCTAACTCATTAGGATTAGTTGTTATAATTAAAATATTCCTGTTTTTCTGCGTTCTCAAACGGCTTTTAAGTTCTTTAAATGTCTTATAGTCAATTTCATCAGCCTCTTCAATCCATATAGTGTCTATGTCTCTTATAGATTTTATTTTTTTTGCTTTATCCAGCCCCTTAAAAATAAATTTACTGCCATTTCTACGGCAGATTATTTCCATAGGACTTTTATTGATTTTAAAAAAGTCATCTAAGCCTAAATCATTTATTATTTCCACTATATCGGCAAAACAGCTCTCTTTTAATGTATCCTTTACCTGCCGAGTTACCAGTATTTTTCTTTTTTCCTGGAGCGATAACAGGACTGTTTTAAAAGCCGTGTTGTATGATTTGCTACTACCATAACCGCCTAATTCAAAATAAATGTTATGCTTATCATCAAGAACAAAATCTTTAAAATGTTCATTTATATTTACGTTGATATCCATGCTATACCCCTTTAATAGTTATGCTTATGTTTTCGTCTTTTATATCGTCCCTGTTTTTAGCTTTTTCTATTTCTATCTTTTCAAGCTGCATTTCTTCATCAGTTAAAGCCTTGTCTATTTCCAAAAATTCATACGATGTTAAAAGCTTTCCAGTCTTTTTAAGTTCGTTTTCCATTTTTTTGATAATGTCGAACTGCTTTTCCAAAGCCTGTAAATCCTTTACATTTGCTTTTCCATCTTTCGACTTGTTGATAGTTGTTATTATTATGTTCTTTTTTACTTTAGACATGCTCATAAGCATTTCTTTTAAATTAGGGTACACATCGGCAATTATTTCATCTGTCATTTTCTCCGTACGTTCAAGCATTGCCGTTCTTACACTTTCACGTTTCTTATAATAAGTCCTTTCGCATATTGAATGCTTTTGTATAATTTGCTCTTTTGGAAGATTTCTCATAATATCTTCTTTAATTTCAAAATCTTTATCGAACACAACCTTTTTTTTTGGTTGTTTTTTCTTTTTGCTGGTTGCTCCTCTTTTGGTTGTGGTATTCTCTTTTTTTTTAATCCACTTTTCTTTATGGCTCCAGCCTTTAATAGTGTTAAGCTTCACATTGTATTTTTTGGATAAAACACTCATGCTGGTGCCGTTTTCATATTCGGTTTTTATTAACAGCTTTATGTCTTCATTGCTCATGCTCCTATCTCCATTTATTCATCTTCATTTTCTTTTAAATCTTCTTCGCTATAAAATTCTTTAAAATGATTTTTTATCTGTGTTACATCGCCCTTATAAAAAATCAATATATTCTGATGTATCTTAGTTATTTTTCTGCTTATGTTAAATGCTCTGCCAGCTCTTATAGCTGCACTTCCGACTGGTTCTCTGTAAATCACCTGGTTGTAGTAATTAAGCCCAGCTTTTTCAAATGCTTCTATGGTATCGCCTACAAAGTCTATTAACTTTCCTTTCTTATCCCTTACATCTCCAACAACAAATATTGCGAATCTGTTTTCTTTTAATTTGTTGCAGTGATTTTTAATTATCCTGTTGTACTTATCTTTAAATTCTTCATATTCCATATTAGATAAGTCGTTTTCATTGTCACTGTATACTTCTAAATCTAAATATGGAGGACAGCTAAATATTAAATCCTGTGTGCTGTCTTTAACATATTTATCTACATTCTCACTGTCATCTGTTATGAAAACAGGAGATATTTTTAATTCCTTTGCCTGTGCCTTGTTCTGTTCTGTCTGTTCTTCCCTTATGTCAAATCCTGTATATTTAAATCCCAGCAGTTCAGCAACAGCACCACGCACACACCCCCCCGAAAATGGGTCAAGCACCTTTATTTCCTTGCTTTGTGGTGTATACCATTTATAGAATACTTCACATATCGCACCATCAAAAACACTTGTTCCGTAATTCTGCCCTATAAGACTTTTATCTCTTCCTTTGCTACTATCAAAGAGTTCTTTCCATTTATTTTTGATATCTAGCCACGGGCTTTTGTTAGCGTCTATAATGGAAAAAGGCGGTATTATGAATTTGCTTTCCAGGTTGCCCTTTTGCTCCTCTGTTGCAGCTCCATATTTATCCGTCAATAATTCCTCTTTTATTTCCTCAAAACCAAATTGCTCCATGTCTATTTCAGTTATTTCTTCCAGTTCCAGCATTAACAATTCCTCATTAAAGCCTGTATTCATTGTTAGCTTATTATGTGCCAGGATATAAGCTTTCTTCTGTTCCTCTGTTAAATGTTCCAATCTTATAAATTCAACTTCTTTATATCCCAGTTCCTTTAATGCTAAATATCTTCCATGACCCTCTATGATTACATTGTTTTCATCAACAGCAATAGGATCATTAAATCCAAATTCATGGATACTGTCCTTAATCTGTTCTATATGCCAGCTAGGATGTTCTTTAGCATTATTCTCGTACATTTTTATTTTATCTGTACTAATTTTTTCTATTTTCATATTTTCCCTCTCTTTTAATTTCTTTCCCACCAACCACAACCGACCCTTGTTAAACTAATGGTCTCATATATATAAATTAAGGAGGAGGCTAAATGAACAAAAAAAGAGCCATTAAACAAATAGACTTATTTTTTAAATCTATTTATCTAATGGCTCATATATCTATAGTCTTGCCTATTTAATTGTTATCTAGTGATGTAAACTTCTCACTATATATCTTTTTTTATTGAGTTTTCCTTTGTTGAATACGATTCTTATTTCGCATTCTTTTTTTGTTTTTTTTAAAGCTAAAATATCATCAAGTAAATATTTTATCTCAACATCATCTTCAATTAAAGTTTCATATTTTTTGTTCAATTTTACCTCCTATATTATATCACATTTTACGCTTTTTTAAAACCTTTTTATCGTAGATTTTCTCTTATAAAGTCATCTAGTAGCAAGGCAAAAAAGCTGAAACTATAAAGTGAATAATAAATTATTAGCCCCCATTCAATCCTATAACTATTCCATCTGCCCGTTCTTTTATACTCACTTATTTTTGTTATTGTTCTTCCTGTTATCAGAATTGCAAAAACTATTGCAAATCCTAGCAAATATATTTTTAAAAATTTCATTTTTATTCCTCCTCGTTGTCTTCTAACCATTTTAACATCTCAAATTGTCCTCTTAAATAATGCCATTGCTGGCTGTTGATTTCTACATATTTTATTTTTTTCTCCAACTCATATCGTTTTTCTTTTATTTCTTCCTTTGTTCTCATTTCACCCCCTTATAACCCTGAAAATGACTTTTATAAACCTTTTTCAACTCTTTTAATTCTTCATCTGTTTTAATTTCAAAAGGTTCAATATAAAGTTCATTTAATTTCCTCATTAATTTATTTCTGCCTCCGCCTATTCCATGGTCTACTCCTATATGCCATTCAACACACAATGGCAAATAAGTATTACCAATACCTTTGTCATGTTTATATCCGCCCATTGCTCCAGCACTTTTTGAAATATGTGCCAATTGTGCATCAGGTTTTCCTGTAATAACACATATACGCTTTTTTAACATCCACCATACCCAACGCCTGTTGTCTTGTTGTCTATACAGCTGGTGCATTTCTGCCCACATTGGTATATCATTCTGCATGAAATAGTCAAACAGAAAATTTGTGAATGCTATTGCCTCGGTGTTTTTCATCATTTTAATCGCTAAGCTGAATACTCCCTCAAGTTTAATGAAAAGCAGCTGTATTTCTTCTGTTACAAAATCCATCAAATCATCTACCAGGACATTTGCTTTTGTTTTGTTTGTATATTTTTTATCCAGCAGTTCTTCAATTCTTCCTTTAAGTTTTTCTTCCAGATCTGCAAAAGGTTTATAACCTTTTACATTTTTCCCTGACGCTTTTATATAAAGTTTTTTAAGATGTTCTTTTGATAAAAATTTAAAGTAATCAGAAACGCTTGGTTTGTCCTTGCTACTTACCCAGTTTATTTCCACATCAGCCAAATAATAAGCGTAACAATCAATAAACCAATATATTAGTTTCTGGTTTTCTCTTGACATATACTTCATAAGCTACACCTTAAATTTCCCTTTTCTCCATTTGTGACGCATATCCATAAATGCCACACGCCTCTTTTCTTTTGTTTCTTCGCGAGGCTCAAACATATTGTCTTTATTTTGTATTTCCTGTCTTGATTTCACAACGTTGTTTATTGAGTATTTATCATATATTTCTTTTGCCTTATATTTATCAATAATCCCGTCTTCCATTAACATTAGGCAAAATATCATTGTGTCAGGATTTTCCGTATCTCTAGTGACTGGATAATTATCTAGTATATCAATTACCCTTTTTTTCATTTCTCTTCTCGCCATGTTTCCTCCTCAAATAAGCTGTTAATGTTATATTTAAAGCTTATACGTTTCTTTTCCTGTTCCAGTAAAGTTCCTATTTCTTTAACTTCCGCTATATTTATACTTGCCTTTTTCGAGTTCTTATAATGCTCGTAAAATTTTCCAACAGGCACAGCATAAGTTTCTTCTAAATCTCTGAAATTTAGCACCATATAAGCCTTAACTCCGTTCTTTTCTGTTTCCTTTTGCAGATCATATAAAAATGTCATCTGCTCATCTACATTGCTTTTTATATTACTGAAAGCCATTGACTTTCCTAAAAAGGATTTAAGCTCAACAAGGACAAGTTGCCCGTCCTTGAAGAGTATAAAATCGCATAAGTTTCTATTTTTCAGCCTTACCATTTCGCCATTAGCTCCAGTCCTTGTACTCCCGTCTTTAAGCCTGTGCAGGAAAACATTTTCTCTGTCTATGCTTTTCTGAAAGTCATTTTCAAATCTTTTACCTGGATTAACTGCCATACTAAGATACCACCTCGGCATCTTCTATATTGTTACTTAGTTCAATTGTTGCTCCATATATTCCCTGTTTACCGTCCTTTGTTACAGTTATTTTTCCTGCTTTTATTAGCTCTGTAACAATTTCAGTACATTCTTTTGATTTGATATTAGTTTTTAGCTGTATATCCCTAGCTTGATAGTAGTAAGGTTGATTTTCTTCTATGAATTTTAAAATCTTGCTTTCTTTTTTTAGTTTCTCCTTTTCTAATTTCTTTAAATTTTTGTTTTCAGCAGCTTCGAACACGTCAGAGGTATCTTTTATAGTCTGCTCCTCTTTCTTTTCCGTGTCAGGCTGTTTCTTAAGTCTGTCGGCTTTATATTCAATTCTGTATGTTCCGTATTCCCCTTTTTCTATTCGGTCCACTGTACGGTTAATTTTGAATTTAACCATTTTTATTATTTTCTCTATCATTTCAGTTTTGAAAATGTTGGAATTATCAACTAATCCCTTTATTAAGTTTCTTATCATTTTTGTTTTATTGATTTGTAACGCTATAACAAAACAGTCTGCTATTTCCTCAATCATATTACTGTTGTCTTTATAAAAAGATTTTCTCCATGATCCGTGTGCCTCATGCAGTTCTTCAATCTCTTCATACAGTTTCAGCAATTGTTTCTCTGCACCAAAAAATCTTTTTATTTTTAACAGCTTTTCCCTGTCCTCGCTGTTAAGCAATAATTCCTTTACTGTTCCACCAAACAGTTTACTTGAATTGATGTCTTTTATGATTTTCTTCGCTATTTCATCAATCTGCTGCATGTTTTCAATGTCAGTTATTTCTAACATTTCAGACATTCTCTCTGTGAATTCCTGTTCTGTTACGTTTTCCCTCTGATTGTCGCTTAAAAAATTGTTGTATATGATATTTGATATTTTGTCATTTTGAAATTCAGCACTTAATTTTAAATCACTTCTTTTAAA